TAAAACAGGAAAAAAGGTTTGGCCATGTTCGTTAGAGGCGACAAACGGAAAATCAAGTTCGGGAGCAGACAGTAATAATACCTGTGAGTCCTCAATAACTTGAAAACCGCTATCGTCCGGAAAGTCAGGAGGTACAAGTTTAAAACAGAACTTGTATTCCTGAAATAGGTTTATGATAGTAAAGAAAAGACGTGATTGTGCAAAGAACTCAATTCCTCCTGCGTACGTTATGTACACATTTAAAAGGCGATTGGTTACAGTGTACAACCATGCTTCTATACTTCTCATTCGTCTATCGCGTGGCCTCTTTAAGAAAAAAGGCCGGACGTTATGACCGAGAAAATAATCTCCGCCACATGACTCACGAAAACGCGCACCATCAGAATTAAAAAAGCTCTTTTGGTGGTTTACTTCTAATCCTACGCTTTCACATAGTTGTATAAATTGTGGAGCGTTGGTCGTCGGCAAGATACAGTCGTCACCGAAAACAGAAACCAAGCTAAAATCTTCCCATTCCGGGAAGAGGCTACGGTTTTTATTACGGATTGAACTAGCAACTGCTAACGAGAAGAAAACAAGCGTTTCAACAGGAAAAGTTGTGGCATTTCCCATTGTCCCTATCATTGGACTTGTTACGAATTCATCATTGAATTCGAACGCATCGCAACGTACCAATTTTAGCGCACATACCCAATCAGGAGGAAATAAAAACTCAACCAAATCAAGTAATATACTATCGGAAGCAGATGAAAAATCAATAGTAGCTTTCTCAAGCGAAACTGATGACTCACATGCTAGCTTACGATGCAAATCTGGTAAGGATGGTAAATCAAAATAAGGTTTAAATCTATCAACCATAACCTGCATCAAACCTTGCTGAAAAAACATATTCAGCGTTGGTTCAACACAAATTACTCGGTCAATAAGATCAGTCTTATCTACTGAAGTAAGTCGACCGCCACTACATACACGATAAACCGCTTCCTGACTAAATTTGTTAAAAGTAGTCAAAGAACGGGAGTACAATGGATCGTACAATTTAAATCGTTCATGTAATGGAATTACCTTTCTTGTCGTGGTCAACGGATAGGTACATTTAGCCTCGATAGAGGTTTCTTCGTACCTAACGCCAACTGACGAGCCAGAACTATGTTTGCAAGATGCAAACCACTCCTCTTCATTGAGGGGTGCTAAAATCTGATGACAAACATTACGAGCACGGTTTAACGTGTTATAACGTTCGTTATCGCACCAAACGTTGCTAGAAGGTAAATCAAGCTGTCCAACAAACTTATCACTAAGTCTGTTGAGATTAGCAAAGAATTTATCAAAAGCAGCCTGGCGCGTATCGATTTTAGTAAGTCCCTTAAATTTCTTAAGGAACTCGGTAGTTTGACGAAAAGCAAGAATATCTTCGGGTCTTCCTTCCGTGTACTCCGTATACGGAAGAGAAAACGAAAGATCGGTCAGTAAAGCATCTTGGAGTTGTTTAACAACTTCATCGATTTGAAAAGAGCAATGTCTGTTCTTCTCTTTTTTGTGTTTAGCTTTCATAAATCCTCCAATAACTGGAAAGAAATCAACTAGGCAAGATAAGCGTCCTTAATAGCAGCAGAAACATCGCTGTTAATTAAACAGGAAACTATCAGGTCTATTAGAGTCTGTTTATCGGTACCAGAAGATCCGGGATCGATAGCAAATTCTAAACGAGCAGTATTCCAAGTAGCTTTACCGCCAACAGGTGTAACAGGAAGTCGAAGAACTACCTGGCACCGTTGTTGAGTAAAGCCATTTGGGGCTGACGCGTTGGTTTTTGGTGGTGTTAATGTAATTGATAGGTTGGATCGTGCCGAAACATTTTCGGAGACAATCTGACCGACCAATTTATCACTAACAAGATCAGTTGTCGTAAATACAACAGCCGATCCACCGGATTGAGAAGCAGTAGCACTTTTGAGAAGTGACATAGATGTTTTAATGGACATCAGAGGAACCTTTTATTTGTATGAATGAGTTAACTTTAGGATAATCAAAGCAATTTCATCCAGAGATTGTTTAAACCCAGTCGGGTAGTCCAATGAAGGAACTACATCGACCAGAGCCGGCCACCAAACTTGACGATCTTTTGTTAAGAGATCAAGCGTTACTATGTCAGGTGTGACAGTCATCGTCCAAGGAGGCTGTATTTCTTTGGTAAACTTGAGAGTTATCACAAGTTTTTCCGTAGTAGATACAGTACCACCAAGGATTTTGACTCCAGGATCGGCAAGGTTAGTTAGTCCTTGCAAAGCGTTGGATAGATTAAGGAAACGATCAAACAACCAACTCAAACGGGCGACAGCCCAGAGGGTTGCAGGAACGTCCTTTAAACGGAGTCCAGCGTTCTCACGCCAAGTGTCAATAGGATTCGTTACCTCGTAAACGAGAGTAGCCCTACTTTCACGTGACAATAAGACACTGTACTCAAACTCATCGTACACATCGCCAGTCCAGTACCAGCGTTTAGTTCCAGAAATAGTATTACTACTTTTTTGAAAACCTCGCGCAGTACGACGGACAGGCAATGGTTTCTGAGCTGCTAACGAATCAGCTAAATTCTTAACTGAAGCATAGCTTGTCATAAATACAAAACGGTACTGCAACCAAAGGCTAGAAAGGAGTCGTGAGAGCTCAGAGGCGTTTTTAATGCCAGCATAAGCTCCACGGATCTTCCTTACGGCACTTACATAGTCTTGTACAGTCTTACTTACTTGTGTCATTGGATGCTTAAGGAATTCGAGAGTATCTCGGATTTCAGCAAGATCTTCAGACATTGCGTAAGTAGGCTTATCAACATTAGCTAAACAAGCTTGTTTAGCCATGGCAGCCGTATCTAGAACAAGTGGCCTTTCGGTCACGAATTCGGGAACGGACTTACCATATAACGATATCATATACAGAGTAATCGAACCTCCAGTTATGGAGTAATTCATACCAGCATATGAGCCGTTAAGTTGACCAGTTGTAGATCGCAAAATCGCTGAGGATTTGTTATAAGGATTCATAACTATCTCACCAGCGGCCTTCCTTTTGGAAAAGGAAGGTGTATTGATAGAAAGCACAGTTACAAATTCCGAAGAATTTAGTAATGTTTTATGTGAAACGCCACCGCCATAATTATTAGACAATGTATATTCAGCATAAAGCTTAATGTCAGTTACAATTTTCAATTTGGATCTCCTAGTATTTACGAGGGT